TTCTGTTAAGGGTTGCTTCTCCAGACCCATCAAGATTAACTACGCGAAGACCATGTTGCGCACAATCAGCAACGTTGTCCTCGAATTCAGAAAGCGACATTTTCTTAAGAAAGTCTTTATGCCTTCCGCCAGTACGTACATCTTGCGGGCACATAGAACAAGAGTAGTTACAACCGCCATTTACTTCTATTACTGCGCGATCAATTTTCATTCAAGTACCTAAACATTTTATCACGATATGTATTACATTTAGTTTCTAGGTGAGAAATCATTTTATCGTGATTTCTAAAAATTTTCTCATACCCGTCAGGTTTCCTCATTGTTATTGCGTGTGGATTGTGTGCTTTAATAACACTTTGATTCCCAATAACGAATGAAGGTTTCATAAAATTCCGTGTTATATAATGCCACATTCCATCATAACAAACTACATAGTTACACGTTCTTATGTGATAGAATGCTTCTCGTATCGGAGTTCTATAAGAAAGTTCAACTATGTTATATCTATGTTTCTTCTTAAGATAGTGTTTCTCTATTTTAGACCAGTCAGATTCCCCAAAACTCAATTTCCACGATGGCGCTGGGGTTGCGTTGTTAAATGGTTTCCAAATAACTATCTTATCACGTTCAGGAGGTGTGAATAAATCAGGACGAAATATCCAAGAGTTGAGACCATTAATTACTGATCCACGCGTCTTCTTATCCTCGATGAATCCACGGAACCGTATATTTTTTATGTCAGTCTCAGTTGAATTGTATATGTGATTAATTTCGACGGTTTCGTTTTTGTAATACATCGATTTAATGTAATCAAAACGCTGTACAATAGTTTCTGGATCTTCAGGGTGAAATAGGTAATCTTTAGAATGATACCAATGAACGTCCATCTTTACAGTAGTCTTTAATAGACTCGCCATCATATGTGCGACATTCAACCCCATCATTGAGTCGCCTTGTCCTATTGTTCCTTTCCATTCTAGATGGTCAGAAACCTCCCAATTGCGTTGATCGATGGGATCTGTTTTGAATGCACGCATCTAGATTTTATCTAGAATTGTATCTTCGTTCTAAATATTTAAGAGATTCTTTATTAATTTCTTCCGAATCTTTTTTATTAGAATTCTTTTTATCTTTCACAATCCGATCGCCACGCAACTTGCGCTTGTTTCTTGGATCAAATTTACTGTATTTCGCCACTTTAAATTACCTACCTTGTCCTCTATATTTTTTGTAGTTTGCCTTTTTCTTCTTATTCATAGAAGACGTATTTAAATGTCCTCTACCAATGGAAGTTCCTTTAGGTTTATGTTCAACCTTAGTTGTATTCGCTTTCTGCATTAGACTTCTTCTAATCTTACCATTAAACGCTCAGCGCGATTAGGCACTTGTTTGTGCCAACGTGAATCACGACCTTCAACTGCTGCTTGTGCCCAGTCATGTTTCATAATCGCTTTGGTCATGTTCTTAAACTTACTCAACCGAGTACGACCCATGTTGAACATCATATTAACCAAGATTTGTTGGACTTCGTCTGGAAAGTCGTTAAATTCCCCTTCGCCGTATAAAGCGTGACACTCAGAAATTGAGGTGTCGAGGTCTTTTTCGAAACATTCCCATACTCTTTCTTCTGAGATCTCGGTGCCGAACGGTTGACCCCATTCAGGGTCGTCGTTGGTGACCAAGTGACCGACACCGAAGGTATGGTATCCGAGGTGATCTGCGTAAATCTCATATTTAACTCCCTCATCTACTTTTAATGTTTCAAATACTGCGTTACGATCCATTTAATTTCTCCAGCGTTGCGAGCAATTCATCATACTTGGCGATCTGCTCTAGTTCTTTTTCTAGCGTCTCCAAAAAGTCGCCATGTTCTGCGACACCTACAGGGTTAGCAGTAAACGTTTCCCAGTTGCAAACATGTTTTGCTCGCTGTCCTTCTAGATATAATCTCATTGCTTCATTGATATGCATTTATTTTATCCCCATCCATTCTTTCGTCATTATATAGTCTCGTACAAAATCGCTTCGTACAATATCTTCCCAACCAAAATTTACAACTGTAAAATTCTTCATATTTTCGATAATACTTAGGAAAGTATTTATTCCTTCTCGCTCTTTATTTTGTTTAAAATCAGATTGGTGATAATCGCCTGAAAATATTATTTTCGTTGCTTGTCCGACTCGAGTAATTATAGAATCGAGTTCGTGAAAATTAAGGTTTTGCATTTCATCAACCAATATAATACTATTGTCATACGTTATTCCTCGTATAAACGAAGTCGATTCGAATGTAACATAACGGTTACTCGAGTGTGCTAATTTATCATACGCTCTTGGATCGTTGAATAATTCATATGCTGCAGCGCGATAAGTTCCGGTGTATGCGTCAAGTTTTTCTTCTAAAGTTCCTGGTAGATATCCTATTTCTCTCGTTGGGACAACGCTTCGAACAATACGCAGCGTCTCATATGGTGTGCTCTTGTCCATAACCTCTTCAAGTGCAAGATACATAGCAAGAAAAGTTTTACCTGTACCTGCCGTTCCAGTTAATGCTAAATGATTTTGATCTTCTTTCCATGCTTTCCATGCTTCTTCTTGACGCGGGGTGATAGGTACAATTGTATCCATCAGGTCTAAACGGATGTGCATGTTTTCGACAGTATTATGTTTTCTCATACGTTGATGGTATTTCCTCTACCAGAATTCTTTTTAATTTCTCCCAAAAGATCTTTCCATCCGGATCCTGCTTTATTAATTATCGATCCTGAATGCGTAATAGTGTTTGGTGCTTGTATTTTTTGAGTCCATTCTCCGGACTCTGGGTTGGTCATTTCTTGCATTTTAGAGATTGAAACGAATGTTTCTTTTTCTTCGCCGGTCTCATTATGTACTAAGATATACGTTGGCATGTTAAGTTTCCCATTTTATATTACCAAAAGATTGGTCCCCATATTTCAGGGGACCATCTTAAAGGATCACCCCCTTACTCGATTTTCAACTTGTTCGATAGCAGCGTCTAAAAAAGATCTTTTCTTTGCTATTCGGTAAGCAGCGTCAGTGCGCCCTCTCTTATTCAATTTATGGATATAATTTCCAAGGTCTCGAGAGTCTTTTTTTAATCTTTCTAATTGATTGGTTTGTACCATAGGCACTTCTCCTGTCAGTTGATGTTAGGGATCATCATTATTCTCGGATTAAATTTGGGTATGCCTCCTGTATTATTTTTTTAGTTAATCCTTTCACTGGGGACTTTTTGTTGATCATAGACACTAAAATTTTAGCGTCTTGTGGATGTACCGACTCTAAGATGTCGATAAACATTTTTTCCCTGCGGAATTTTTGCATACTCTCTGATTCTTGCAATCCTTTAACGAAAAATTTAAATCTCATATGCAATTTGAGAAGAGTATTCGGGGAAGAATCTGGATTGTTTTCTGTATATGGCGGAACGCCTTCGGGTAGATTCCAAGATATCGACTTGTCAAATATTCCTCGGCAAACGTCTCTGATAGCACCGCTCTCGTTTTCTTGGAGAACTTTGATTTTCGCTTGCCTGTCTTTTGTTTTCTCGAACAGGTCGAATACCTCGTGTACTTGTCTAACTATCTTAAATGTCATAACGGTTCCTCACCCTATTATATATAATTTCATTGAATCCAGGATTAAATTAATATCCAGCTATCGGCGACATTCGTTGTTTTATTATACCAAATTTATTCTGAAAAAACAACTTCAACTTTATTTAAATGACTTGAATTAATCCTACACATAATCAACTCATTGTAGAAATCTTCTCTCAGCAAAACATCATATTCAAATTGTAATTTTGCTTCGAAGTAAGAACATTCGCCTTTTGTCTTACAAAGTCGTAAAATTTGCCTCACATAATTGTCTTCATTATCGGTTACTTTTTCTTTTAACACTTTGTTAGAACCAAAATATGTTTTCCAATCAGATTCTAATGTAACACGTTTACGTTTCTTATTTTTTACTTTAAACCCTTTCTTCCAAAATAATTTCTTACCGATATATTTCATTCCGGTATCTTTTTCGGTTATCAAATAGACAAACCCGATGTGATCCTTTAATAAATCATCATCGGGTTCGAAAGGTTTATCATTAAAATTCCATGTCATACAATTATCTATATCACTTCTTCAAACTCCGTTTCAGTTCCACACATAGGGCAAAACGATGGTGTTTCATCTTCATCGACTGTTTGTACAATAGATTTGCAGTCGCATAAAATGCATTCGCATTCGAACATTACTCCTTCTTCCATATAAGACACTCCTATTTCCTTATTGGATTTCACAAAAACCTGCTGCACACGCGAGTTCTTGCGCCCCAACGGTCATATCTGATTCTTCGTATGCAGCAAGTTTGCTCCAGTCGATATTCTTTGGCATTTTGGATATTAACTCTCGATACTCTTTCTCGTCACAATCTTGGTATGGTGCTTGTGCGTAAGTATGATCAGAAAACGGTAAGAACGAAACACCAGACATAAAATCAAAGTTCTTATATACCCAAGAACCAACCTCTAACCATTCGTGTTCTTTAACAGAGACGGTAATTGATGGTTTGTGTTCACACCAATGTTTCTGATAAATTAACCACATCTCTAACTGTTCAATTGCAGTCAAATCAGTACGAAATACCGCTCCTTTATCTACTTTGATAGGGAAAGAGAAAACAGAAGTATGTGATGGATTCATGTTATCATCTTCAACAGGGAATCCTTCATCAACCATCATCTTAGTCAATGGGTCTTTTTTATCACCACGTACTGTTCGAATATAATATGGGTTATGGCGAGCATGAATACCGGAAGCAGCGTCCACTAACTGAGAAACAGTACCTGATGGTTTAACACAGGTAATTGCTGTTGATTGACTTATACCGAGTTTGTTTGCATATTCTTTGTTAGTATCTACAGCGATTTGTTTGAGTCGCTCTAAGTTTTCTGCTAGATCTTTTTGTTTTTTACCATTTGTCAATTGATTATCCATGATTCCGGTCATTGATACACCAAGTAATCTTTCTTCTTCGCAGTTCTTTTTCCAACCTTTAGAAAGATACTTAAAGTTTACCAGACTGCTTTGGAACGTTCCAAGGATAGTAGCAAGTCTTACCTTTTCCGCAAGAGTTTCCCAAGTGTCGGACGACCTTACAACAACTTCAGATAGATTACAAAACTGACGAGATCGTAAGATAATTTCAGAACAAGGATTAGTGCCAAATTCATGTCCTTCTACTTCGCGCCGACCAGAAAGCGTTGCCATCTTATTAGCAGACTCTCTATTAAAGATACCTCTTTCTCCGGACTTAGAATCGTATAATGCTTTCCATTCGTCCATAAAGATACCAATGTCTGGTTTCTCTGTGTAGCACGCCGAATTATTCGCGAGAGCGCGTTGTCCGTGATCATTCCACCATTGACCTGCCTTTGCATGTCGCATCCTATCGTCGGATAAATTAGAAAGAGAGATTAAAGCAGAACGACGTACACCGCCAACTACTACAATCTCTGCGATTTTACAAACGATATCATGACACTCGACTGAAGTGAGTCTACGACCTGCAGCATTACGGAATGTTGCAACACAGAATTGAAATAATTGATTAAGAGGTTCTGGACCAGATGCTCGACCACCAAAAGTCTTTAATGGCGCACCAGCTGGACGTACTTTAGAAAGATCCCATTGAGGTATTTGCCCAGTATAAAGCAATCCAATCATCTCTTTAAGTGCTTTTGCCCAACCAAGTTTAGAATCGCCAACAGCGATTGTAGTTTCGGTATCATGAAACTCGTCTGCCACTAAAGGGAGTTGTGAAATATATTGGCGTTCAACAGAGAAACCTACGCCTGTACCATTCATTAATACGTAAAGGATCTCATCGAATGATTGCGGTTTGTCTACTGCAATATATGAACAATTGTAACCCGCAATGTTTTCTCTCTTGAGTGCTTCACCTGCGGTCATAAGGCAACGCATTGAAGGCATAACTCTCTGAGAAAGCACTGCTTCTTCTAATTCGGTTTTAAGTGCTTTTGGTAAAGTCCATCCACAAGTTTCTTGTAAATGCTCAGCAAAAAAGTCAAAGTATCTGGATATGGTTTCTTCCCACGTTTCTCTTCGTCCCTCTTCAGGTAACCACCGCGAGTAGCGGGACAGGTGAATAAATTCTTGGTAACTGGTGGGTAGGTAATTGCTGGGCATACGGGTGCGCTCCTTCACGTCAAGGGATTATTTTTCTGGTGGAACTATTATATATTACTTTGCGTCATTTCGCAACATGGGATCGAATTGTCCGGAAGAATAATCAAACTCATTCTTCATTGTTTTTTTGCCATTCTTCTGCGGTGGTACCTTCGGACTCAGTTGTTGCTTCGCGATAGTAGATGATCAACTCTTTTTGTTGACGCACATATCGACGCACTTCTTGGAAGTTCTCTGCCATCTTCTCATAACCATCAGGCAGTAGAGCAAAGACTACGAAGTTTCCATCAAGGATCTTCTCGATCTCTTTCTTCTTCTCTTCGTAATTCTCTTCGGTGATGACAAAGAAATTGACATCAAGCAAATCAATCTCACCAGGAAGAGGTGGTTGATAGATGCGTAAAGGAACCTTTTCAGTTACCGTTACTATCTGTGGTTCCGGTTGAACCACTATCGGTTCCGGACCCCACTCCAGTCTCGGCATCAGGTTGCACCCCGTCAGTAGGAGTGGTGCTATCAATATCAATAAGTTCTTTTGTATCATTTTCTAATTCCCTAAAAACATTTGCTGTCTTCTTGTTTGCTCGTGTCTCAATCATGCCTGGTCTTGCTCGTGCAAGTCGAGTAAGATTGTGATCCTTGAAGATTCTCATTGCATTGTCTTTATCTTTCTGCAACTGATTATTCTTCAGAGTCAATTTGTTCATTGCTTCGCCTTGTTTCTTGGCATTCTCTTCTGCTGCCTTGAGCGATGCTTCTGCTGTGTTGATGGCAAGTTCTAACTGAACTTGATTCTCTTTGAGAGTACGGTTGTTTGCTTCTAGTTTAGCAATACCTGCTTCAAATTTAGAAACAGTAACCTGATGGTAAGAGTAACCTCCTGCGATAGCACCGATGAAAGCAACTATCAAATATATTTTAAACATCATTTCACCTGTTTTTTTCTCTTTCCAGCAATTTCTAAATAACCGCGTGTTAAGATTTTGTATTTCTTTCTTTTCTTTGGACCCATATCTTTAGTGTCTGCTGGTATACCTGCGTCAGCAGTAGTAGTCATTTCTTCCGAGAAAGTTTTAAAGGTTTTCATTTATAAATTTCTCCCACAGCAATATGCAACGTTTGGTTTGTATTGATATGTGTTGCTTCATATATATCTATCCCGAATACATCAGAAATAGGATAAGCATTGTCAGCAACTCTTACCTTGTCTTTTTCGAACGCGAGAGGTTCGAGAGACTTCGAGAGAACCTTTTCGTTTCGTAACCTATAAACCCCAGGACTTAACATTTTGTTTTCTAAAACATACCATTCTGATGCTTCTGATAAAAAATCTATAGAATCAAAACCAGACTCTGTAATTATTTTATTAATATGTTTATCGGATATGTTAAAATTCTCTCGTATTAAATAAAGAGCAGCAGCATATGAAGCGGTCTTAGAACTACCTCCAGGTGCCTTTGCAATGAGTCGTTTAACATTAAACACTAAACGATGAAATGCGGTGTATGCTGCTTTCTTTTCTGAATCATCAATAACTTTTGATTTAACTCTCTTACCTTTCTCGTCAATCAGTCCAAGTTTAAATGCGTCGGTATCTTCAAATTTAGTTACCAACAGTTTAAGAAACCTGAAGGTATATACAAGATCACCTGCTCTGGTAAGTAATGACATTAAATTTTCCTTAGTGCTTGGACGACCTTTTCGTCCATGGTTATGCCAGTATATTTATCGTTTTCGATTATTTTAAGAAAGATTAAGAAAGGTTTAATTACTGGCCAGTGTTTTTCATCTAATCTATGCTCTAACATAAGTAATCCTGGACCTGGACTGAAAACATTAAAGATTACGATTAGATGATTTAAGATTAGGCGTTCTGAAAGTTTTTGATTATCGAGATACCTATTTACCAAACGTTTTACATATTTGAATCGTTTTAGGTCTTCGTGAAATTCTTCTGCGTCAATACAAACGGGGTTGTAATAACTTCTCGCAGCAAACAACAGAAAGTTGTCTTCATTTAGTTTTTCAAATAATTTCATACTCTAATCCAAAGATAACTATATTATATAGTTCTTAGCATTTAGATCTCCCGCACTGACGTATGTTCTTTTGTCTTTCTTGTGCCGCAGACATTCTATTCTTTTCGGAATTATTTTCATACTTTGTGTATGCTTTGTAACCACCCCAACCGATAACACTTCCCAGAACAACTATAATAACAAGTCCAATTGCAATTATATATTGCTCCATCTTTTTCTTTCTTGCTCGTCTCTTTGCCAAGACGTTTTTCATATAGTTTTTATGGTTTTGTTCAGATTCCCATTGGACTCTTTTCATTTCTTGGTAGACATCAGAACAACCTGACATGAGACAAGCGTCTTTCAATGCGCGGTCAGTCGCTTCTATCTTTCTTCGAGCAAGAGTTAGATCCATTGCCTCTTTTGGAGTCAACGGACGTTTTATTTTTGTTTTCTTTTCCCAAGCATTTAAACGAAGATTCGCGTCGCTAAACTTACCAAGTATAGAAGCAGCGTCTGCGGCATTACCGTTTGCTTCTTTAATAGTTGATATTGCACTATTAACTGTATTTAAAATGCCAAGAATTGCTGAAATTTCTGCAAACATAATCTTCACTCAAGTTATGTAATGTAGAAATAATTAAGATACTTATCAAATCAAAATGAATTTTAACGTTATTCGCTTGGTCCTTCAGTTTTAAGTAAAGTCCAAGCACCATAGGCAAGTCCTGCCCACGCTGCGAGTTTAACGATTCCTCCAAAGAGAATAATTGCGCCACATACACCACATATAACGACGCCGTCCCAAGTAGAACGTTCGCCCCACAATTTACTAAGATACATTTTTACTAATTCCATTATTGTGCTTTCTCCAATTGTTCTAGTGGACAGTTACTATTAAAGTGTTCTCTACCCTTTATTTGCATTTCTACCCAGTATAACTCACTAATCAATTTGTTGTACCACATTCGATCATAATCACTGTGGCACTTTTCTGCTTCTTCTGCGAGATCAAGTTGCCTCATGGTCAGGTAGTCTTGAATAGTTGGTTTACCCAATGTGCGTGCCGCGTTTTTTATGACCGTTCCACGCCACAAAACCAGCAAGTCGCAGCGACCAGTAAGCGAGGTAGTTTAATACTTTAAACCCGTTTACTTCGATGCAGATATCTCGAAATATAATGTCTGCTTCTTTCTGAGTCATTGGACCAACGTCAGGTCGTTTCTTAGTATCTTTTGTTAAGGTAGCAAACTTGTAGATGTAATCATGAACAAGTCCACCCATCAGTAATACACCAACTGGCGATAAGAACGTTGCTAAAAATTTAGGCACAGAAGCACCATCGAATTGAAACCCTTTAGGGACTACGTATTTTTCGCCGTTCATTTCAAACTTCCAATCATCAGCGATTTCCCATTGACGAACACCCATTAACCACAACCAGACTCCTTTCCAGAATCCTTTGCTTGCTGTTTCAATAGGTAATGGTGACATCTTCGGCATCTCTTTACAAGAGAAACCAACGCGCTCTTCTCCCTGTCCGTCAAGTAATGTACATACCCAACCAGCGAGAACGATAACAGCAACAATTACCCATTGCCAAAACGTTACTGCTAAATCTAAAATCATTTCCATTTTTATATCCTTTGGTGTATTTCACTTTATTTATATAATTAGAACGTATACCTTATCTCAGTTTCTAATTTACCTTTAGTGTTTGATTTTTTCTTACCTTCAAACTTACCTTTGATAATCAGATTGTCGTCCATTTTAAATTTATAACCGATTTCGAAACTATGTCCACCATCCATATGTCCGCCTTCAGCATAAACCTTAGCGCGACCAATTGTATTTGCAAATCCAAGTCTCGTATGATTCGTAGTGTCTCCTCGCCGAGAACTATGAAAACTAGTTTCTGATTTCATTTCAATATACGTTTGTGGTTTTGCTTCAACGTTTTGACCAATTAACAGAACTGGTACTAATAGTGCTACTTTACTTAAATTCTTAATCATTTTTTTTCTCCTAAAAAAAAGGCACACTTCTATCTAACTAAAAGTGTGCCCATTTATTATAAAGATTATATTAATTTTGAGGTTGTGAGAAATTAATTATCGACTAAAATGATGTCAAAGATAGCACCCGCACCTGTTGCAGCATTAGTAACTACATCAACTCTTATATCTGTTTTTTCATCAAACTCTAATGGAATAGGGTAGTCATAGTCGAATTGGTTACCACCAGCAGTACCAAACTGACCTTTAAGGTTAAACACGCTTTTACCAAATTCACGAACAAACAGTTTGTATTTTACTGAAGGATTACCTGTAGATTTGTCGGAACTACCATGCAGTTTTTTTAGATATCCTTTCTTACCAGCAGGTATGGTGTACACTGCCATGAGTGTCTGAGCATTACCGGCAAGAATGGTTGCAGCAAGTGCTCCACCTTGATTGATTACAACATTTGCCCCGTTTGGTGTACTCACCATACGTGCACGAAATATACGAGAGAAGGTCTCAGTGGATGCAGCACCCGCAATTGTCACCGTGACAACCAGAGGGTCGTAGTTTTCATCAAGACCTTGTATTTCTACTTCTTCATCATCATCTGTAGTGTTAGCAGGAATCTGAACGACTCCTGCCGCTGGATAGGGATAAATGGCAGTGGTACCATTACCGTCCCAAACAGTACAGGTACCATTAACATCAGCACCTGTAAAACTAAACTTATTGATGTGCGAAGTCCCAAGGACTATGCCTCGTGCAATATCAATACTTTGATCGTCTAAGTACTTAGATTTTGCCATTTATCTAATCTTTCTTTTTACCACCGACTGCATCTGCAGCAAAGAATGCGGAAACTAATACAGCAATAGAGGCAAAGTATGTGGGTGCAATATCAGAAATTAATTTTGCCGCGTTATCTAAACCAAACAATGAGGTCATAAAAATACCGAAAGGATAGAGCAAAAGACCTACCAATGAGAACCATGCCATCTTACGAATGGCGTCACGTTGAGCATCTGCATCTTCAAGTTCTTTTCGTTTGAATTCTAAATCCAAATGCGCTTCGATCTCATCCATAGAAACATGACCGTCGCCGTTCTTGTCTGCTGCTTCTAATTCTTTATCAACTGTTTTTTTAGCAGCCATGGATTATTCCTCTTCTTCTGATTCAGCAGTTTCTGATACTCCATGCCATTCTATTTCTTCCTCTGTCACTTCACGTTCGACTACTGGTGCTTCGTGTAATGTTTGCGGGTTATGATGTAAAGGTGCAACAGGTGCAGGTTCTTTAACACCATTCCATTCAGCAATATCTGCTTCTGAAATTTTTTGTTTCTTTAGCAACTCACCCTTTGGTGAAACCCATCCATTCTTTGTTGGGTGCGCATTTCCGCACCACTTTGGTCGAACTAATGCCATATTATGCTCCTTTTACTGGATTGACAATTTTTGTATCACCCTTTTGGTTATCGCCGTTCCTAACAGGAGACTTTTTAGTAACACGTCCTGCTTTGGATGCATCATCATGACCCTTTTCATCATCATCATTGACATCAGGATTATCTGCTTTAAGGTCTGCTGCCATATCTTCAGCGCCCTTACCCTTTCGCTTATCCTTTTCACTCTCAGGTTCAGTCGCTCCTTTATAATGCTTTGAACGATCGTTTTCCCACATCTGCATTAATGCAGCACGAGTTGCTTCAATGAAGTTAGAATAAGTAGTTTTGACTTCTTGTTCTACCTCTTGTACACTTTCGTAACCTTCGTTGACGTCTTCTTTGACATCCTCTTCTTCATTTGCCTTTGCTAATGCTTTTTGTACACGAGGATTATCAGCAAGACCTTTCTTCATCTTATCAATCTTCTTGTATGCTTTGGTCATTTGACCGCCACTTTTCTTAGCGACCTTAATTGCAGAAGAAACTCCTTCCTCAACTTCAGCACTTTCTTTTTTCTTTTTGCTGTGCATATGATTAGCAGACTTAATAACTTTCAACTCTGAAAGAGGAACATTGAACTCAATGCCGTGTTCAAACATAACATCGTAATGAGTAACAACTGCTTGACCTTCTACAGTTTCTTCTAAAGTGTGCTGTCCAGGAATGCACTCACCGTATCCCCATTTCTCACTAGTAACGTGAGAAGCACAGTCGTGCTTCAATGCCTTATCGGCGTTGCTGGTTTCTAAATCTTTTGCTTCTCTATTCATTTTAGTTTTCTCTGCTGATTTATATTTGGAACATTCGGGGTCATGATTTTCCGTTGACCCCCCACATTCTGGACATACGGTCATTTCGTCATCGCTTTCTTTCTTAATAGACTTTTTAATTGCTTTACGTCGCTTATGAAGGTATTCGTCTGAAGAATCTACATCTCCATCATTGTCGATATCCGCGTCTGCTTTACCGACTGGATCTAGTTTTTTCTTTTCGAACAAAGTATTAAATTTTTTCATATTTTCCTCTAAATTACCGTTTGTACGCTTGCAATAAACGCACCTATAATACCCGCGACTACGACCCACATAACCTTTGTTATAACATTCATACGTTCCCTCATAGAAACTACATGATTATCAATTTCATCTACTTTTACAGATATTCTATTAAGTCGTTCATGACCTTCAGCACGTCTCGTCTCAAGGTCAATAATCTTTTCTTCTACCCTTGCCATACCAACTACAACATCAGCAAGTTTATCGAGTTTATCTTCGATTCTTTGTAATCGATCTTCGCTCATTTGTTCCCATCCTATGTAAATTTAATCTCTCTACCACGCTTTACAAGACCAGTATCTCGCCTTATCTTTTGGGCCTGGATTGTCACAATTATGGCGTGCTCTAAAACTTTTTCTTCTGGCAGGAATATGTTTTTTAATGGTCATATTCTTATCGCCAAAATTTACTTTTGTTGCCTTTCCATCACCATTAACATCCACGTATACTTTTGATTTTTTTACATCACCCTTCATAGGTTTATTCAAAGGAACTTTCTTACCTTGATAGGTTGCCTCAAAATTCTTAAATCTAATCATTATATTTCTTCTTATAATGTTTTGCAGCAGCAGATATGGCGTCATGTCCTTTATCTCGGATTAAATTCATAACTGCTGCTTTCTTTCCTAAAGGAAGTCTTTTGTGCAGATCAACAGCGCGTTGCAAATCTTTATGTGCCATCTCTTTAGACTTACCATTAATCTTAACTTTAACTTTTCTGCCACCAAGACTAGGGTGACTGGCATCTGCTGCTTTCGCTAATGTTTTATGAACAGCATCATGTTTGTCGTTCTTACCGATCTCAAAACTTAATGCTTTAGCACTCTTTTGCTGATCAGCGGTCCAGTCTCCTCCGGAAGATTTAGTACCTTTAGATGGACCGCTCTTTCGTGGCGTTGCTTTTCGAGCAGCAGAAGAACGGCGGTCAGCGTCTCTTTTTGCTTTTCTGTCATCTATCTTTTTTTGCTGAGCAGGAGATATTTTAACTGCTTCGCCGGTAACTTGTGTTCTTTCTCTCTGTCGACGCATTAAGTCTGCCAGTTTAGAAAGTTTATCTTTGTCAGATGTACTGATAGCGTCTTTCTTTTTCTTATTAGCAATAGCAGCTTGAGAACTACCATAGGCAGCAGTTGACTCTTTAAACGGATTAATGTGTGTATTCTTTGTGAGGTGTTTCAAAGAAACTGTTTTCTTGCCAGTCTTCTTCTTATAGTCAGCAACAGAAATTTCTTTCTTCTCTTTCATTCCATGTTTTCTCATTATTGATATAATTCCATCGCGTGGATCACTATCAATATTTTTGAGGTGTTTTTTTAACGCTCCTTTGTCACCATTATCAATATGAATAGCAGCGTCTTTAAAATGGTTGCCGTCATCTTTCATATGTTTTGGTAACTTACGAGCATAATCACGCAGTGCGTCTGCTACTTTACCTCGTTTAGCGATATCCTTTCTTAGTGATTCTTTAAACGTAGGCAATCCTTTATGCTTAGTCTTAGCAAAATCTTTAACGTCTTTCTTGCTCATAGATGCTGCTGCCTTTTTTGCCTCGGGTGAAGCGTCATCTATTTCACCCTTTTGTAAACCACGAACAATACCAAAGAATTTTTGCTGCGCTTTTGATACAGATTTTTCGTCGGTCTTAACAATCTGTCGATCGACAGATACCATGCGCACTCGTTTTCTACCCTTATCGTCAGTATAGACTTCAGGTTTTCTGTCTGCAGTTTTAACGTTTTCTTTCTTCATAACTTTTATTTATATTATGCCAGATCTTTATCGTGGTTAAGACCACCTTTTTTCTTCTTAACGATAAAGGCATTGACTCGAGCATATCCCCATTGTTGAGGAGTTGTTCCTGGTCGATGCCCACCCTTCCACGCTGCCATACCACGGTTGTAAACCTTTCTTAATGTGGCAAGAGAGATACCTGACTTCTTTGCTTTGTCTGCTAATGCACCCTCAACTAGGATGTAGTCTTTGAACTTCATTGGTCAATTCCTTTGTGTTTAACATATCCTCTTTTGTCGTCTTTTTTTCTGTCTTTAAATATGGCAGATTTATTAAACTTTCTTGCGTTCTTTGCAACTGGATTGCTTTTATTCTTTGCTTCAGGGACTGTCTTTCTATTGATGTTACGTGCACGTGTCAACCTAGCGCGATCGAGCATTTTGTCGTGTTTTACTTTATCAACTTTCTTTTCTTTGTCGATCTTGTCTTTGGCCATTTGAACAGCGTCTTCGCCATACATCTTCTTATATGCAGTTGTATACTTTGAAGGTTTAGTCTTTGCTGTAGCGTCTCCAGGAGCGGGTTTGTATGCAGAAGAATCACTATCAGATTTTTTTGCACCACGTTTGAAGTGTCGATCTCTACGAATCTTTTGTGCTTTAGTTAGACCAGTATGATATCGAGCAGGTTGTGTGCCCTTTCGATCTTTAATATCTTTATCTTGTCTTACGTCATCTTTTGCTTCGTTGGGCGTAATCTTCTTTGCCTTTTTAGTTGAAGCATCAGTGCCCCACTCTGGTTTATCATCATACCATTGATCAGTTTTTTCTTTAACAATAGAATCAATCCACTGGCGCGATATACCGCCTTCGTCTAAATCAACGATTACATGATTGGTGCCTAGTCTAAAGATCCTTCCTGCTTTATCGTTTGCTTCGATAATAACTCGGTCTCCAGGTTCAAATAATGCACCTTGAACATATTTTTCGCGAACCTCAGAAACGGATTCTAATTGGACATGTTTCTTTGATACCGTCTCTTCTTTTAATCCTAAACCAACGCGAACATCATTGAAGAGTTTCTTAGCGTCTTTATTGGAGAAGTTATTCGGCAGTCCCTGAGAGAATGAAACGAAATCATTATCTGCTGCTGCCGCTCTTTGTTTCGAAGCAGACATCCCTTCAACACCTTCAGAGTCTGGGT